TAACATTCTTGGGGGAGCGTACCATAGAGCCGTACGCATAGCTTTTCATTGGTTTCCGTTTCACTGACTATCCTCCTCAGTTTCTTCAGGTTCTTGGGGTTGAATTAGGCTTGGTGGTATTCCCATTACTGCTTCGGTATCAATTACAAAGTTGGGATTCACTATAAGTTCGTAGGCTATTGCAGATTTAAGGATTGTTGAAAACTTTCCATTTAAGTCTCGTGCTTCTTTTGGTGTAAGTCCTTCTGGTGTATCCAAAATTTTAACCATTGATTCTGCAAATTCAGGGTTACTTAAAGCCACGTTTAAAACCGATTGTCTACTTTGTAAATACGTTCGTATAGATATAGATCCACCTAACCATCCCGGACCAACAATTCCTCTGGCAAAGGCAAATGCTTGAGCCAACAGGCCATCAGGTGTAAAACCTTTTGTGTCGACGTGGGATCTAAACCCGGTTGTGACTTTTCTTTCTGTTTCAAATATGGTTGCTAATCTTTCAAGAGACTTGTAGTGTTTGTCTCCAAGCATCTCTATCATGACTTTTTTGTGAGCAGGATCGTTAACATAATTAATAAAGTCATCTACCTTACTGATCTGTTGTTTACCTTTTGAACTGAAGGTATCAGCACCATACTTGAGTCCGATGTTTTCTTTAAGCCCCTTAAAGTAAAGAATTCGGAAACCTTCGTTAACTTCGTCCGGATCCATTCCAAGAGCTACCAACTCTTCTTTTCTTTGCCTGATACTTTCTGGGGTTGCGTTTGCAAAGTTTGATTCCCAAAATCTGGAAGGATTTTCACTATCATCAGCAAACTGTGACATTGTTTTCAGAATGGCGTTCTCTCTGTCAACAATGTCTTTTGCTTGTTGTCTAACAGGACTTTCAATGTTTTTTAACTCGTCGGTAAGATCCCTGACTTCGCGCTGCAAATTTTTGTCCGTTGTGAATAGCTCGTCTAGTGTTTTTGCAGGAGCAAGAATACTTTCCGTGTTTGCAAGTCTTCGAACACCCGGAGAACCGTCTTCATTGATAACATTAATTGTTAAAATGTCCCCTACTTCTTTTACTCTGCTGGCTCTATCAAAATCCGGATTACTCAGATTGTTTATGAGTTCTTTGGATTTTGCAAGGTTAGGATTAGCTAACGCATAGTTGGGATTCACTATAGAGAATCCTGTAATATCTTTAGCACGTTCGATTGTTTTTTGAGCATCCGTAACGACTCGTTGCGAAGTCACTGCAAAATCGGATTCAATCAAAGATTGGAGCATATTAGCAACACGCTTTTGTCTAGGATCTCTAAGGTCAAACACATAGTTCGTTGGCGTACCTGCAGGACCTATCTGTTCTGCACCGTACCACTGCATTATATAATTTATCTGATCGCTTATTTTATCTCTAAGTTTCGCTTGATCATCAGCAGAAAGCTCGTTTTTACTAAAGACAAGCTGTGTAACACTATCTGATATAATATCAAAAGGCTCTCTGGCACGGTTATTATTACTGCGATATGTATACTTTCCTATTCTATCCCTCGTTCGCATACGCCTTCTGTTAAACCTAACCTTTCCGGCGTAGTTATCTCTATCGGTGGGTGAACCCATCAATGTTCTATAAGTTTTTCTTGCTACAAGAACTTTTCCTAACAAGTCAACAGAAACATCAGCATAAGTTTGATTTATAGCGTTATTAAATTTGTTCATTAGAAGTGTGACTTTTTGATTTGGGTTTTTTGATAGTTGATATACTATCTCTCTGTCTCTCATGTACCTGTATATGTTCTCTACTTCATCTACGTTTGCCATAAGAAGGTTAGTGCCTGTGGTGTCTCCTACCTGTTCTGACTTTGACTGTAAGTAAAGTACAAAATCAAGGTAAGTTGAATCTTCATTTCCCACAATTCCGGTAACAGGATCAAGCGTAAACTCTCCGTTTCTAAAAGATTCAAACATGGCTGCTGCATCATCGCCAAACTTTTTTCTTAAATTTCTCTCGGCAGCTTTGTTCATAATTTTATATACTCGATCCCCGCCAATCCCGGAGGATTTCCAAAAGTCACTCTCTCTTCCGAACATTCGGGCTATACTATCGTTTCGGTATTCCTCACCCTCGTTCATTAACATCAACGCAATGGTATTTAAATTAAAGGCATCAGGATTTTCTGCTAATTCCGGAACAGCTTCCTCAATTCCTGCGTAAGCTGCTCTGACAAGAGACCGACGTCTTGCTTCTTCGATGTCAAATATAATGTCAGCGTATCTCCCCTGTTGCCTTGCGAGAGTTTCTGTGTCAGCATTTCCAACAGCATCTGTAATAGCTTGAAGAGAAATTTCAGCCTCCGTAAGCATCCTATCTGTGCTTTCGTTTATAAAATCAGCCCGTGATTGATAAGTTGAAAAAGAGTCTGGATCAAGATCAAACTTCATATTCCAAAGATCTTCTAGGTCTCCTTGTTCTAGTTTTTCAGGAGTTGATAAAAGAACGTCGATACCTTTATTTAAATGATTGCGTAAATCACGTGTTCTTTCTTCCATGCCTTCAACAAACTGCTGGTTTCTTTGGAAGAAACTTTGTATGACTTCATTTCCTTCAATATCTATATTATCCTTTTCAAATCTTTCTTTGATAAGGCGGAAGGTAGATGTGACAGCCTTTGTTTGATCTTCTTGGGCTATTGCAAGCTCCATCAATCTTTCAACTTTTCTTCTTGACAAAACCGCACCGGGTCTAACATCAGCAGCAGAAAGAACTTCTTGAAGAGACATTAAGTAAGGTAGACCTAGCACTTCCGCAGTATTTCTGTGAAAGCCGCTCATTAATTCATCATATTCAGGACTTCCCTTTGTATATCCCAAAGCCAAAACTTCATCTTCAATACCGTTTATATATTCTCCGTATTTTTCAAACGCTGAAAAAGCACGTTCACGACCCTCTTTTGGTAGCACACTTAACATTTGTCCTAGTGTTATGAACGCAGCCTCTTCTTTAGCAGTTACTTCTACTCCTGCCTGTTTCATAGCCCTTCTAAATTCAGCTATGTTTCCTCCTACTATAACCCCCGGCTGTATTAGAGGAATCCATCTTGAATCTTCAAGAAAAGTTGCTGCAGATGTAATTGTGCGTTTAGTAACAGCATCAACCCCACCTACAATCTTACCAGTGATATAAGCTCCGGTTTTTGTCGTGACCGGAGCTATTACAGGAGAAAACAAGACAGATAACGTTTCAGACGAATCTACATCAAGGCCCGTGACTGACCCTAACATTTCAGGACCATAAGCTTGAATACCGGCAATTAAAAGCTCATCAGCAACTATAGCGTGTGTGTAAGGGCTTTTAAAATACTTTCCTCCGTACCTTGTAACGTAGCCTTTTCTTCCTTGAACAAGAGCATCCCGCCTTTTGTAAAGAAAGCGAGATTCTTCCCCGTGTGTAGCAATGTCTATTTTTCCATCTTCAAGAGCGTCATCCAAGTCTTTTATTTCGCGATTTAGTCCACTTATGTCTGCGTCGTATCTTGTAAGAACGTTGAGTTTTTCTTGTGTTCGATAGTGGATATTTAAAGCACCTTTTCTTGAAGTCAACGTCAAAGTGCTTAACCCCAACGACCAAGCTTTCTCTGCCAAATTTGCTTCGTTGCGCTGATACTTTTGTAAAACTTGAAAATCATCTAAATTTCCGTATGCCGTAGGATTAGTTTTTCTTTTATTTTCAGCAAACTTTTGAAGTTGATTTCCTCTGTGCGATGCACCTGACACTATGCCCAAACTTAAAGCAGCGGCAGGAAGAAAGTAAACCAGTGTTTCTTCTGCGTCAGTTAACTGTCTTCGTGATCCATCTAACAACTTAAATGCTAAATCTCGTGAAAGAGGAACGTCTTGAAATACAGGTTTTTCGCCCGGTTCTAATGGACGATTGTTTTCATCAGCCAAAACTTCAACAGTTTTTGTAGGATCATTTGGATCTTGGATATATGTGGTCTTCACTTTTTGGTGAGCTATCTTCCACGCATCTTCTTTGTGATCCTTTATAAACTCTCTTTTGTATATTTCTTGAAGATTGTTTGCTCCACTCTCAAATACTCCAGTATTATCAAGAAACGTTTCCCACTTTGCACCAATAGTTTTCATGTAACTGTTTTGACTTTCGGAAAAGTTTTTCATCCAAAACTCACCGAAGCTTAAATCTGCTTCAGATGTTTCATAAAAAGCAGATCCTATAAAAGGTATGGAAGATGCTGTTGTTTTTAAACTAGCTGTCGTGGCATTAACAGCCATAGCTCCAAGATGAGGAAGACGAGGCCCTCCACCTACAATATTCCAAAATTCACGCTCAAGCTCTTTACTCAATTTTCCTGTGGTAAAAATTCTTAGCATCGTCTGTTTCCCTTCCGTGGTTAAAGCAGGGTTGTTCGGATCAGCAAGAATTTCAGCAATTTCAGCGTAGTTTGAAACAAAGTGTTCAAAGTCATCTCTGTTCACGCCTTTAGGTAAAACCTCTGGAATGTCAACTTGGTATTGTTGTTCAGGAGTTGCTTTAGTAAATGGAACTGCCTGTTGTTCTTCCGGACGAGGGGGAACACCGACAGTCTGATAGAATGTCTGAAACTTCATTCCCTTTGCCTGTCGATTTTGATTCATGGCATTTATTGTGTTGATATTCAGAACAAAGTGTTCAGGAGTGGTTGGGTCACCATAAGAATTTGGCAAGCCGTAGTTGTTCAGCTTGTCTTCAACTTCTTGTTGGGTGGTGCTGTTCATGATGTCAGACCACTGAGCTTCCATAAGATTGAGATCAGGAACATCCCCCCGTTGCTTCATGACATCAACTTTTGCCATTTCAGCTACTTCGGAACCAAACTCTTGTTCAAGTCCTTTTGGTAAAAGTATTGGATCTGCCATTTACTTTACCCTCACTATGTTACTTCCATCTACTTTAAACTCACCGTCTATTCCGGGAAATGTCATATTGCCTGATGGTAACACTACGTGTTGAATTGAGATACCAAGATTCAAAATTTCACTATAAAATTTACTTTGAAGCATTACGTCCCCTACTTGAGGTATTATTGTTTGAACTTGAGGGACCGAAGGTGGAGGGGTAGTTGCGCCCCCTGTACCAGCGGGAGGAGGTGGAGGCGTGGTTGTACCAGCGGGAGGAGGTGGAGGCGTGGTTGTACCACCTGTACCAGCGGGGGGAGTGGTAGTTGCGCCTCCTGTCGGGGGTTGGCTACCTGCAGAACCTACAAAGTTCGGAGATATTTGATATCTTTTATAAAATTCAAATCCATAAACAACTTTACCATCTTCTAGTTCGTAAAGAGTGCTTGCCATTGAGTCCGTGCCTATTCTAACAATCGAAGGAACACTCGATGGTTTATTCGCATTAAACGAATCTAGGTCGTAAAACTGGGTCGCTCCGTCATCAATGAACCCTAACGTTTCAGTGAACTCATCCCCTGTTTGAATTGTTCCACCTGTTGTTCCAAGCCCGTAGGTTCTTCGGAAGGCAGTTTTAGCGTTGTTAACTTTCTTTGCAGCACGAAGAAGTTCAAGTTGTTCTCTACCAATAACACCTTCAGCTATAATACCGTCATAAACAGCAAGCTCGTCCCTGATGAGTTCGACTGTTGCTTCGTATGTTTCAAGAGATGCAAGCTGTGCCTCAATACTACCTGACTCACTCCTAAAGGCAATAAGTTCTCGCTGGATGTCACCCTCTGAAAGGCGTCCTTGTTGGTCTTTTGCTTTAGCACCTTCTGTAGCAATGATAATTGCAAGGGTCTTCATAGCAGCAGCCCCTTTTGCTTTTTCATCTATTGCAGGTTCGTCAAGGCCACTTGATTTCCACTCTGCTTCAAGAAAATTATACTCGTCAGTGCCTTCAGAAATACCTAAAATTTCAGCAACCTGTGCTAATTGTCCAGTCTCACCAAACGTAGAAGATAGCCATGAAATTGTGCGTTCAGTAAGACTTCCTGATGCAATCCGCGTATCAAGTAAGTGCTTTTTATATTGCTCAGTCAAAGTCAACGTTCTTGAAGCAGCAGCAGATCTCTCTGAGACTTCTTTTACACTAAACCCAGCCGCATCTCTAAACTTGGTATCAAAGTTTTTGCTGGTGGTTTGTATTCCGGCTGCTTCAAAGAAACTATCTGTCACATCTTGCTGAATAAACGAAAGACTTACCATCGCGTTAATTTGTGAAAGAGGATCTCCTCTCAAACCTTCTTGAGACATCAGATATTTACCGATGTTGATTTGATCTTGTGAGGTAGGTTTCAGAGCATTCATTTGATACAAGTTAACACTGTGTACCATGCTTTCTTGCATACGCTCGAAACCGTTTGGAATGTCTTCAAAGTATTTACTGAAGTTGTAAACCCAGCGTTCGGTGGTGACTCCCTGACTGTTAGCAATGCTATCAATAGAGCTACGGATTTCGTCTTCTGTATAATCCCACTCTACATCTTTCGGAAACAATTTCATAAAATCTACCGGAACAAGTGGGTTATTTATTTCAAATTTGTTCGGAAAAGTTTGAGATGAAACATACACCGGACTTTTCATAAGCGCAGCGGCTCCCCCTGCTGAATCAGGGCCTGACTGGTTTAAAATAATTTCCTTTTCGATTTCAAACTGTATATCATCCGTTATCCCAAAGTATTTATTCATGTCATCAAAGTACGGAATCATTGAGACATCCACAGTATTTATGGGTTTGTTATCGTTGCCAAACTTTTGCATACTCATCAAATAGCGAGAAGCTCTACCGATGTACCACTGTCGTGCAACGTCAAATTCTTCCGTACCCGGTGTAAAATTCTTCTTAAAATCGTCTATATTTTTATAGTAATATTGACCGAAATGGTTTAGTTCCATCTCCGCTCCGGCGTCAGTTCCCTCCGTCGATTCATACCGATCTCCAACAGGAACACCCACCTTACCAACAAAAAATTTATTAGAGTCATCCACGTCGCTAAGTAAGCCAAGCGTGTTAAACATGTCAGCTTCAAAGTCAACCGGGTCAGACTTTCTTCCGAAGATATCAATGCTGGGTTTTTCATTTATTTTTGTACGAGCATCACCTATTGCTTTTGTGATAAGACTAGCAGCAGACTGGCTTTTCAAGTCACCCTTGATCATGGCATCAAACATCATGGCCTGATATTGATCAAGCTTATCCCGTTCTGTTTGACGTCTCAGCTTTTCTTCTTCAATGTTTTTGGTAAAGCCGTTTACAGCACCAAGTAAAAATGCAGCAGGTATACCCATTAGTCTTGCTCCTCTGCGTCAACTTTCATAAAGCCTTCGTCTGAATCTTCCATATCCATAGGTCGCATACCTTTGCGAATTCCCTCATTTAAGTTTTCTTTTATGTAGGCAAACATGGCAGGGTTGTTTTGTTTCATCATGGTAAAGAATGTTTTGTCATCCATTTCATTCTTTTCCATCACATTGTCATTTTCAAAAAAACGGTAAGGAACACCTTCTTCTTCCGCCATGTTTGCTATATACAAAGCTAAAGGCCCCTTAATAAGTAAGCCAACATCCGGATTAAATTTGCCTTCTTGAAAACCTTGAAAGATGTAACCTTCAACAAGGGCTTCAACCGAAGCTCCTACCATAAGAAGCTTAACCATTTCAGATTTAATTCTTGGTTTTTTAAGTGTAGCTATTGCTTGTTCCAGAACTACGTCGGGGTTGACTTGCTGGGGAGGTTTCCCCCAAGCCCACTGTTCATTATCTAAAGTTAGACCGTATCCGGGAGGAGCAGCAGAGAAATCATCCTTTGCTTCAATGCTTCCCGGACGAGGAGCTTTCGGATTTATGATCATGTTAGTTCTGGCCTCTCAAGAGATGCGGTACGTCTACCTTGTGCAACGGTAGGAGCTACAGAATACTCGCTGAATAGCGCACGTACTTGATCGTTTCTTGCATTTTGAAGGTTGGCTAGTGCGGTTCGTATGTCAGGGTTGTTATATCCCGACAGTCCTTGAGAAAGCCCTGCACTAGCAGCACCTTGTGCAGGTGATACATAGGTGCGAGTCAACTCCCCCACAGATCTAGGTCTAAGATCTGGAGCAGCACCAAAAGGTCGGTACACATCGTTGTCACTTTTTATTCCTTGAGACTTTATAAAAGCTTCCGCTCCCGCGCTAAGAAACCCCAGCGCACTTTCTGTTTTTGTTTGGGGCTTTTCTTCCTTTGTCAAAAAGGAGGTAACAACCGGAAGAGCCGTTGCTATAGCTGTAAATACATCAAACATTCTGTTAACTTCCTATCCAAGTTGCAATCCAGTTACCAATACCTGCGGCAAGATTGTCTTTCTGTTGCTTGTCGTAAAGTTTTTCGGTGTTAGCAAATTCCATAGCCATGATACCAACTTCGTGGTTTCGCTGGAGCGCAGATTCGCTTTTTTGAAAATTCCAAGCAGCGTTGTCACGATACTTTTGCCAAAAATTATTCAGAGCGTTTTGGCTTGCATTAAACAAGTTTTGAGTGTTGATACGGTTTGTTTCGTTTTGGATTGATGTTTCAGCGGTGTTTATTTGACGTCTCCACTGAACATTTGATTGGTCTATGGCGTATTGCATGTTAGCATTAAACTTGTCACGAGCATCGCGAACTGATGTGTTAAACTGAGCCATAGCGTTAGATTCGCTGGTGTTGAACTGATTCATAGCCGCTACACGGTTGGCGTTGGCAGTTTCTACTTGTGATCCAAGTTGGGCAAAGAACTCTTCAACCTGTATTTCATTTTTTGCGTTAAATTGCTGACGGGCGTTTTCTTCGGCAGCATCTTTGAACATGGCTTGGGTTAGAGCGTTGTATGTGAGTGTGTTAGATTGTTGCTGTGCATTTAAGTTAGCAGTTTCAATAGACAGTAAACTTTGAGCGTTAGTCACGGCACTTTGCAACCTTGCAGAAAGGTTGGCTTTGTCCATCGCAGCGTAGTTAGCAGCGTTAGTTAGTGCCGTTTGTTGCTGGTTGTTTAGATTTTGAAGCTGGATGGTTGCGTATTTTTGTGCATCTTGTGCTGCGATAACAACACCCGATTCCATTACGGATTGTGTTATAGCTGCTGCAGCCATCGAACTAGCACCAAGACCCCGTGCTTGCATAATTCCTGCAATCTTACGAGCAGCCGGAGATGCCCATGCCGGAAGAGGTTTGCCTTCTTCGATGCCAGACAGTAGACTTTCCATTTGGTATTGAATGGTTGCACGTTCGTCAAGTTCTTGGGTAGCAGCTTGTGCAACAGAAGGTGCAGACACTTGACCTTCAATTTGGCTAAAATCAATCTGAGGAGCGGCTCCGATTTGGGCTGTTTCAGCGGCTGTAACACCCGGAGTAATTGTCTTGATTCCTTGAACAACACCCAAGTTAGGTGTGGAAACTGCAGGGGCAACGACTTCAGGAGCCGGAACAGAGACGTAAGTAGGGGTGGTTGCAAGCTGGTCCAAAGTCACACCCGCAGTGGTTTGCAATTCGCTAGAACTCACGGACGGTATAAAAGGTTGAACGGTAGGAATTCCAGCCTGTTGTCCTGCTGCTTGCATTCCGATTTCATTTAACATATCTGAATCGGTTGAAATCTTGTTTACATCTGCCATGCTTGTTACCTACTTCCTTGCAACACTCTATCCAGTTTGTCTTCCAACCTGTGTAATGCTTCCATCAATCTATCCATATCGTCACGTAACTCCACCTTTGTTGCGTAGTCTTCACGTGTCCTGTTCAAAAGAATGCTGAGACGCTTGACTTCATTGCTCAAGCCAACCAAGAACCACGCACCACCAGCTACGATGACACCAAGAAGCATATCAATGAGGTTGGTCATTTCCATAGTTATCGCCAACGTGGCCCTTCAAACCAAGCAACAAGACTGTGCCTTGTGCCTTTTGTAATTTCAGTTACCCTGTGGGATATGTAAGAAGGGAAACAAATTACTGTCCCCTTTGCTTTTAATACTTTAGGCTCTGGGTTTTGCACCTCAAAAAATTCAAAATCACAACCTTCATAATCATTAGGGTCAGATAGTTGTAAGACAAGACTTATCTTTCTGTCAAAGGCGTTTTTCCCCAACCAATCAACATCGTGATGCCAATCATATTTTCCTTCATACTCGGCTGAGTATTCCGTAAATTGAACATCTCCTGCGCTTGTAACATCAAAACCAAAAGCAACTCTATTAGCCTGTTGAGCATACTGCCACAACAAAAGTTTTATGTCTGGGTCTGCAACCCAACTAATATTACTTTTGCGAATATCATTGCTATCGTTGTATGTCGCGCCTTTTTCTTTGGGAACGTCTTTTAACTTTTTAATAAGGGCATCGCATTCTTCTGATGAAACAGTTCCTTGCCACATTTGCCAATTAATTCTTGTCATGTTACAAAACCTGTATAAGTTACTCTTGTGTTTTCTTCATTGCCATCATAAACGACTTCCCCCACTTCGTGAAGATAATGACTTGGAAATATTAACCCTGTATTTTGTTCGCAAGAAACCTTGTAATTAAAATCGTTAAGGATTAAGTCGCCGCCTTTAAATGTTTTAGGCATAGGCCAAATAAGCATTGTTAAAGATGAGCTGTCCCTATGAGGTTTATAATAACTTCCCTTTTTATATTCACTCAACAAAATTTCAAGACTGGTACTTCCTTTGAAATAGTTCATAGTGCTTTTTATAGGAAATTTTTGGTCTTTCATTACTTCATATATTTCCACAAATAGTTTAGAAGCTGGAGAAATAAAAGAATATTCTGGCTGATAAACCTCAGATAAGAAAATACCTTTATTTTCTTTTAAGACATTACCATCATTATCTTTAGCCCCTCCTGTTTTATCAGGCTCATTCATCTTGTCTTTTAGCAGAAAATACTCATTTACTAACTGCTCACAATTTAAATTTGCTAAATGGATGATGTCTTCTTCTTCGGAATATTTGTAGTAAACACCTTCCATAAAAAATTACACCGTAGGCCAAGTGACATTAGACCAAATATAGTCTGTACTAGCCTCATCCCAAGTCTTGTAAGCATTAGGATAGTTAGCTGGTAAGTCACGAAGAGCCTGTCTGTATGCTAGTTGTGCGTCAGTTGGTGTGCGGTCAGGCAATACCATCCAGTCAGAAGCTGTAAGCAAAGCATCACGCTCTGCTCTAAGCATTGTCATTGCATCTTCGCCAGTAATGTCGGCTGGTGGTGTGTAGTCAGCTATTGCGCCAAAGTCACCAGCTACTGCACGATTGTAAATCTCAATACAGTGAGCCTCAACATCTAATGGGTCAGCCGTAAATGGCACATATTCTTCATCGAGATGGTCAAAATTAACCTCAATGTTAATTCTGGTCTTTCCAACATTTGCCCACTTTGGATTTTTTGCATTTGTGTATGTGATAGTCATTAGCTAATCCTATGATAAACTGTAGTTCGCTCTCGGTCATTGCCGCCGTACGTTGCCCCGTGACGTCGCCAAGTGCCAGACAAGGGGTTTGTTTTTGGATCGCCGTCTGCATTTCCGTGTTGGATAAAAGCACCACCGACCGTGCTTCCGGGCGAGCCTGTAGTTGTCGAAAAACCCAAAACATACGAACCAACAGCAGTCGTTGAAGAAGCAACAGGAGTTCCTGATGGCCCAGTTGGTCCAGTAGGTCCTGTAGGGCCAGTAGGGCCAGTAGGTCCTGCAGCACCGTCAGCACCAGCGGGGCCAGTAGCACCAGCTGGGCCAGTAGGGCCAGTAGGGCCAGTAGGGCCAGCAAGAGCCACATTAGCAACTGTTCCCTTTTCCCAACGTGCTTGGTCTACATCGTAAACAGGAATAAGGTCAGTGCTTACAAAGGTCGTATCCGTTGGAAACCCCGTAACTGCTGTGGCTACATTCGCACTATCTGTCACATCCGCAGAAGCCTCAATGCCATCTAGCTTTGAGCCGTCTGTAGCGACATCACGACCATCGACTGTGCCAGTTACGCCAATATTGCCAGTGACATCCACGCCTGTGGCGGTGGTGGCGAGTTTGGGTGAGTTGTCGTGGTACAAAGTTACTGCGCTTGATGTTTGTGCAAGAATAGAGGTCTTAGTAAAGCTACTATTCATTAAACGAATATTGTTGTCTCCGTTTATTCTTAAATCCCCAGTGCCAGCATCTTCAATATAACTATGCGTCCCATCGTGATAAATCTGCAAGTCAGAGCCAGCACCGAAGACGGCTCTGTCGCCGTCGCCGAAGTTAAGGTTAGCGGATGTTGTGCCGCCATCAAAGGTGATTGTGCCAGTGACATCAATGCCGCCAGAGGTGGTGGCGAGTTTGGGTGAGTTGTCGTAATAAAGGTCAACTGCACCATCAGCATTTGCAATTAACATATTTTCACCGTCAGTTTTCCCAAGAATTACTGACGGTCCATTTGTTGTAACATAAATACGGCCTGTTCCACTTTCGGTAAAGTAACTATTACTACCATCGTGATAAATCTGAAGGTCACTGCCAGTACCGAAAATGGCCTTGACATTATCACTGAATGATAAGTCACCTGCTGTCTTGGTATCTGCCGCATCGCTACGAAGAAACTGTGTGCTGTCAAGGCTATCAAGTAGAGCAGCGTTAGATGCTGTACCTGTCAGTGCAGCAGTAATGGTTCCGGCAGAAAAATTGCCACTTGCATCACGGGCAACAATAGTGCTTGCCGTGTTTGCATCAGTGGCATTGGATGTGACTGTGAATGTTGCGCCTTCAGCACTGGCTGAACCAGATAGACCTACACCGCTAACCGCCCCGGCAGCAACATAGTTACCTGTTGTTTTAGTTCCTAGCGCGACCGCATCGTTGGCAATACCAGCGGCTGTAATCTGAGGACCTTCGCCTGTTGTGCCATCGTGCGAATGGCCTGTTGTTGCGTTAAACGCCGCCTGAATTGCATCAAACTCGCCGTCAAGGTCAGAGGCGTTGATTACGTTTCCGTCTGCGATGTTATTG